CAATTCAGCAACAGTCATCATTTTCCCTTTCGTGTTGCTAGTATCTTACACTACTATTATCGACAAGTCAAGAGGAAATCTTGAAAAAATCTTTTTAAACGCAAAGTCTTTAGCAGCAAGGACTTACGGCGAACGCGGCCCGCCCGGCTTTCCCTAAGTCCTTATCCTGTCATGAGTTACCAATAAACCACCAATGACACTGCTGGCAAAACTTCCAGATAACCCCATTATTATCATATCTCCATACCAGAGTATCACACTCTCCACATGGACAAATATCGCTAAGAATTTTCAAGCACTAGCTCCACGTATTTGTTTACCAATTCCGTCACCGATACCTCATGTAAACCAATCAACTCCTTAGCTTTGCTCACATTATGCTTATTTGCAGCAGCCATACGAGAGTTAAAAAAGTTGATAAGATACATCATAGCCTGCTCACGATTCATGTTGCAGGCTTCCACAGTATTCAAGTCTCTAAAGCTTTTAGCCATCTTTACTCCTCGTAGAATCCCATACGACCTTCGGTAGTCCACACTTCTTTACCATTAACGGTAATCAGTCTAGGATAATCGTCGGGATAGTCTTTACTAGGCTTTTCCGGCCTATCCATCTTACCATCATCTAACATCCACCACGGAGCATCCATGCGATCAACCAAGCCGGGAGACTCATGGCAAATCATAAGATGTGGACTCACCATGTCATGTGGAGCATATCGATACTCTCCACACCACACACCGATATACTCACCATAATACCAGATACCCTGACCATCTTCTGGCTGTCGTTCAAAAAAACTAATCCATTCCATTATTTAGTTACCTCAATATGCCACTTTGTTCCACGGAGTTCGGCAGTAACACTCATGCCCAACTTAACCAGTTCAGCCACAATTTCGGCCAACCGCTCAATCTCATTAATATTTAAATAGATCATTACCAACCCTCCGGCATAGGAATCTCTTGGAAGCTAGTATATCTGGTGTGACATTCAACATGACATTCTCCTCTTATAAAATTATTATTTGGATATCTCAATATCCTTCGTAGGAAACCAACCTCGCCAACTATCATTCAAATTTTCTACCATAATAGCAAGCTCACCATGCCAGCAAACCACACTACGCTCTTCCTGAACCACAATAAATTCACCCGGATGCAGCTTAAGACGTTCTTTCGTCCATTTCCGTGCATTCTGTTTTGCAGTAATTTTCATAAGTGTAGATTTCCTTGCGTCAAGCCATTCTACACTACTATTATCGACCTGTCAATGGAGTTTTCTTTAGAGAATTCTTTTTTGACGTAAAGCATTGAGAGATAAGGAGTTAGAACAAACCCGGCCGCCCCAACTTGACGTAAGTCGTTACCAGCGGATCATTTACGCCCCGATCCTATAACCCACCAATACTCCGATATTATGAACCCTTGGAGCAAGGTAAAAACTGGTGGAAACCGTCCACGGAAATCCTCCCTGCAAAGCGATTGTCTGCTAGCAACAGATCGCTCTGGTCTGGCTCTTGGGAACGGTTACTGATTGTTCGGTATCCGGCTGTTATTTCAGCGATCCTACCCGATGAAGGATAAGACACGGCTTTAGCACCATGGTGTTAATTCACTCCATTACCCGATGAAGGATAATACCGGATTGTATTGTCAATGTGGTGGGATTTTACCCACACTGCCCTATGGCGGTCTAACGGACGGTTGTGGTAGTACTCCCGCCAACCGTTGGCTGCTTAACGCTTAACCTACACATTGTATTAGAGCGTGGCAGAGGAATCGCACCCCTATAGATTAGTATCGGTTCCCAGTGCATAACCAGCACAGCCGTCCCCAATAGGTTATCTAATCTAGTCGCTAGACCCACGCATGATTGTATTGTAAAGCAAATAGGGTTGAGCCATACTCGACAGCCATTTAACCGTGGCTCCTTTGATATCATTCTGCCAGCGGCCCTCATCTGCTTATGTGCTAAGTATACATCTATTATCGTCACTTGTCAAGAGGTTTCTATAGGAATTCCAAAAATTTTTTAGAGTTGATGTAACCCTATGATACACAAGCACTTACGTCAAAGTCGGCCGGCCCGCCCTATCCCTAAGTTCTTTAAGGATAAGGACTTACGATTAGTTGTTACTAGCCCCAATAGACTCACGAACCCTAACCACCCCATCTCTTTCAGCAATCTCAAGAGCCTTACAAAAGAACTCAAAGAAAATATCCAGTTCTTGGCGCATAGACTTCTCATCAACAGTAGCAGCGGTCAGCAAACGAGTAGCAAAATCAGCCACACACTCACAAACAGCGTCTCGTTCGTCACTCGTCAACATAATTCTATCCCTTTCTGCCCAATATACTCTATTAAAGACTCTTTGTCAAGCCCCGACTACTGGCTGACTATACCCATCCAGCCCAAATCCGTAGGATTAGGCAGGACAACTATTGGAAATTCGCTCAAGTAGCAAATTCTTCCCATACAACTTCTCTGCCTGACACAAGGCATGGTAGGTACTGTACGCTTCAATATAGCCTACAACCTTATTGCCTTTCATCACCATATAAGTATCAGTATTCATCACTCATCCTCCTCTTGTGTTCCTGCGAACATGGTTTCCCAAGCCTGAGCGTCGATTCCTGTCATCAGAATTTCACGCTCATCAGCATTGAGATAGGGGAAACAATTTTGAATCAACTCTCCGTTGACCCAACGCTGGGCATCTTCAAGCTTGGTGACGATACTAAACTGACTACCGCTAGTGGACAACCCACTGAACTCGATCATATCCACATCATTTACTGTGGTGATCGTGCGAGTTGTACGATCCGACAAAGCATACGGCTTATTGAACATGAACATCTGTTTTCTCCTTTTGATTCCCTGTATTCTACACTACTATTATCGGCTTGTCAAGAGAAAAAACTTGAGCAAAAAAAGATTGTCGTAAAGTGTTGGGGCGTAAAGACTTACGACTCGCGGGGCGGGCCGACCTCGCCCTAAGTCCTTTGGTGTCAAAGGGTTAGGGGTTGGTCAGTTAGTAGGCAGAGACTGCTAGTTTTTAGAACAGGTTAGCAAACCCGCTCTTGAACAAAGCACCGGCCAGCAAAGGCTTTCGGCACTTGGTCACTCGCTCTGCATAGAAATTACGCACCTTACCATCCGCAGTTCGACACGTTACCAGATTGGTAGTACGCACAAACTCAGGATCATTGATACGATATCGGCTCTTTCGATTCAGTCTCTTAATCTGGTCAGCAGTCAGCGTCTGCTTGCCGATCACCTTGGCAAGAAAACGCTCATGCGTTCCATGCAAAGGCTGCTCGTAAACAAAGTTGAAAACCTGACCCTCTTGGGCATTCGCCAAGCTAGCCTTCGATCCACCATAGACCGAATAGAAGACGAAACCCACAACAGCAGCGGCAACAGCCGACAGAATCGAACCAAACAAAATCACATCGTTCATAGAAACCCTTTCAAATTGAAAACCGATCACAACTTCCATACGCCAAGTCTACACTAATTATCGTCATTTGTCAAGCGGGAACTTTAGAAAAATTTTGGTTCACCACCCATTACGGCGACACTCTTCATTCCAAGCGTCTACCTCTGCTTTTTGCTTACGGGTAACTGCCGGACCCTCGCCCGTCAAGTAAGCGTCACGAGCGGCATCATAGCCGTCATCACTATCTTCCATTGGCTCGCAATGTTCCTTGCATCGAGTGCAAATATCACCACGATAAATCAGAACTCCACAGCAATCGCTCAACATACTTCACTCTCTTTCTTGTATACCATCATTCTACCATATATTATCGGCAAAATCAAGGGGCAAACTTGAATCTTACGGAATTGTAAGGATTCTCGTAAAGTGTTGGTAGATAAGGACTTACGACGAACCCGGCCCGCCCCGTCGGCCCTAAGTGCTTGAACACAAAGGGTTTACGACGAGGGAGAGTTTACTCAAAATCAACAAAGATGATCTGAGCATAGCCGCGAGGCTTAACGGTATAACCGTCGCCATAGTCAAGGGTATCAGCCTTAACCGCAGTCATACCAGCAAGAGCCTTAGCCTTACGAATAACGCTACGCTGAGAAGCATTCTTCTTGGGGATAAACTCATAACGATTCACCCAACCATAGTTAGCTTCACCGCCATAAGTATCAGTATGGGTAACAACGCACTTCATTTTGCCAATTCCTTTGCTTTCAGGGTTTCCAGATACAACTTTTCCAACAGATTCACGCGAGCAATCGCACGATTAGCTTCACGTTCCATAAGCATAACAGCTTTCTGGTGATTTGTCAATGGTCTCTTTTTCATTTCAATCTCCATAAGTATCAGAATCGTTCATGTAAATCAATCGAGCAACTCGGTTAGAACAATTATGTTCCTTATCCCAACCGTTTTCGATTTCTGGAGACTTATCGGACAATCCAACAGAACGACGATACTCAATCCACTTTTCTTCGTTTGTCATTTCTTTTCTTCTTCTTTCTTCAACGGGCCACGATAGCCTCTGAACCTTCTCAACTCACCATAGTAGTTACGGCTAGCAGAACCATATGGGGTTTTTCGACGCTTGGTGGTTCTACATGGTTCAATCGGTTTGATTTCTTCATTATCCATTTTTATTCCTCGATTTCACTCACATAACACTCACAACCAAACTCATAGCCAGCCTTACGCTTGGCTTCACTTTCGCTACGACAATCAATAACCATTCCAAGGTGCTTGTTGTCGCTCTTGCGATAGACCACATACATTCCCGTATCATGACGATTATACGGATTAAAACGACCTTCGTAATACCTACTCATTCTTCACTCTCTCTTTCTCTATCTCTTATATCGACATTTTAGCAGATAAAACTTTAGTTGTCAAACGGAAAGTTTCCTTGCAATTTCGTAAGGTTCTCGTAAAGTGTTGCAGCATAAAGACTTACGTCAAATATGGCCCGCCCCGCCAGCCCTAAGTGCTTATGCACAAAGGGTTTATGGCGAGTGTTTAGAATTTTCCTCCAAAATCTGGACTTATCCCAAGTTGCTGCTGAACATCCTCATCGTCCAGAATATCTTGGTCAATCATAAAATCCATATCATTAAAGAACATTTCGATTTCTGGCTGTCCATCATGGGCCATAATAGATGTAAAATCATAGATCATAAAGTAAGCCGTAGCTTGAACCCATGATTCCACAAGCCCCGAATGTAGCTCAATAGTATCTCGATTAGTATAAACATACTCTATCGCAGAACACTTAGTATTATCATCCATCTCATCCCACACGGGAATTTCTTGATTGTGCTTGTTCAGTTCTTCATCCAGCACACCATCTTCACGCCACTGTACATAGTTTTCATATGTAGCTTCAATCATACCCGTTGCAATCTTTCGATACTGCATTGTCCTTTTCCTTTCAATTAGTCGTTATAGGGATCGTCTTCATTATAGTCAACAAATCCCACAGCCTCATCGGCGTGGAAATCTTCCTGATAGTCTAAATCTTCCCCGTAATAGCCGTAATCTTCGTCGGTTCCATGTCCTGCGGAAGCCAACGCAGATTCAGCATCACCATCCATACTATCATCAAACGAATCATTCTCAAATTCTCCAACGGTATCATCTTCCTCAAAATCATCAAAATGATTCTTTCGATTATCTTCGTCGTGGAAATCATTGTGATCATCATAGTTCTCATCTTCGATCATCATATCATCATCCTCATAAGAGTTATCGGGATCAAACAATGGATCAGGGTGGCTCATGATATTAGTCCTTCACGATGGTGATAGTATAAAACAAACCGATATAACCCACAACAAAAGCAATTGCACTAAGCATTAGTATACTCCTCTGGAACAAACTCGTCAACAGCACCAACAACATCGGCCCAATCCCAAAAGTTGACTTCCACACTGGGATCGTCAATCGGCTCGACCATCGGCTCAAGGATACCGGCTTCAGCCATATCGTTCAGAATATCATTGATCTCGTCGAAGTTCAGCATGATTCTGGTTCCTGTGGTTTCCGTTCGTGATGCTGCGATTATACTCTTATTATCGGCCGGTGTCAAGCAGAAACTTGGAAAATTCCAAAATATAATTCCATGCCAAAGATGAAAAATTTTTTAGTTGACGTAAAGTGTTGGTACATAAAGACTTACGCTTCGCGGGGGCGGCCGGACTCGCCGTAAGTCCTTACTGGTGAAGGAGATACGTCAAGCCACATCCTAGAATGAAACACACCCCTAATAGAACATAATCACTGATTTTCATCATTTTCCTCCATATACATGATATTTGACATACTAGCATACAGTACGATACCACAAATGTAGCCAAAAGCAACGCTAATAAAATCAAATTGATACATCCCTGTATCTCCATAGTTAAGTGGTCAATCCCCATATCCTACCCAAAAATCATCACCCTTATCATTCTTCATAAGAGTATAACCCCGACTCCTCATGGCCTCATACTCGTTTATCCTCTGCCACACTTCCCCCACAATAGAGAGAAAGTAGACAAAACCCAAAACTAAAAGCATAACCCCCACCCAAGCCCACACCAGAATAAAAGCACTCATGGGTCAAGCCTCCACAGTATTGGCGACATGGATCATATTCTCACACTGGTCAAGATAGCACGAACGATATTCGGTCAGACCGATTTTCACAATCATCATCTTTCCCTTGGGCTTGTCAAGAACCCTACGAACTTCACCACGGTAATTCTCACCCTTATAATCAAACTCAACCCAATCATACCGCTTGATATCGTCTCTCATACGTTCCTCTTGGTTACTGGTCATCTTCTCTACATCTATTATCGACATTCTACACTGCAAAACTTTAGTTGTCAACCTTACAAGACCCACAGGTTCCGCTGACTAGTCTGACTAGGCTCCGTTTCGACCCCATAGGGTTAGCTGAGACTAGCCAAAGACAAAGATTCTTCACGATACCTACGAAGCAATTCTGTGGCAAGATAGGAAATATGCTGTTTCCTCAATTCGATCATTTCGGGATCAGTATCCCTAGATAGCCTGACCTGTTCAAGCCACAGATTATCTTGCAAAACCCTAGTGGAAAATTCTTTCATCTTCATTCTCTCTTTCTTGTCCTACTATCTTACCAAATTTTTCTGCCGTCGTAAACCCCTATTATGCGGGGGTAGGTTGTGACCGATAATACTTCGCCCACAGTTCATCCATCACGAACTGGACAACACGATCATGAGTACCACGACAAACGTAGTATCCCATGTGAATGTCGAACAGGGCAAACGAGCCATCCTCTTTCGGATGAAATGTGAACCCACACTTGTAGGCATACCCATTGATCTTACCCTTGACAGTCGAAACTTTCGGAGGCTTTCTCATTTTCATTTTCTCTCTTTCTTGTCTTACCATTATACATCTATTATCGTCAAATGTCAATAGGGTAGACCAGAAAAAATTTTCTTACAATCTCGTAAGGTTCGTAGATAAGTTTGGCACAAGATTTGCTAGTGATGCAAAGATAGGCATCGTGCCTATAGAATAATCATTGAATGTAAGTCATTACAGCATAAGCACTTACGTCGAGCCGGGGCGGCCCGCCTCGCTCTAAGTCCTTTAGTAGCAAGGCTTTACGTCAAGTTTTTCGTTTTCTGTATATTCGTTCAGTACCCACCCATACGGGTAGGTATAGCTTAGGGTACAGCTGTACATACTTACTCTTTACCCATCGCTCAGTCTCTAGTGTAACGTCGTACACTAGTGTACAGTCGTTCATTCTTCTCCCTTGAAGCTGAACGGACTGATTTCCAGATGAGCAACCGCACCGTATTGCTTGGTCAGTTCCTCGACACGCTCACGGCTTCCCGGCTTGCCAACCGGGACGATCATGGTATCCTGTCCCCCCACATAGCGGGGGTCGGCCTTTTCCTTGCGAACCTTGCCCAGATTCTTCAGGGCAGTACGATTGAACTTGAGAACCTTTTCGGTCACAACGTAACGCTTGTGGTCAGTCACGCCGTGAACGTAGTCAACGTCGATGATAAACTGTTCATCGCTCACTTCGTGGCGAACGGGAATCGCGATACCCTTGAAAATCATACGGGCTTGACGCTTGGCATTTTCGATGATGGGGAACTTGGTTTTCATGGCTTTCTCTCTTTCTTGTGTGTGTATTATACCAAAATGATTTTATCTTGTCAACCTTACAATGTCGTAAGGTTCAGAAACTCTTTCCGCAAGCAGCTTCCCATTCTGCGGGAGCGTAGCCATTTTCGATTTCAGTGGTCGAACACTCACAGATCACACCACCAAGATTCACCACCCACACATCACCCTCATCGAAGAACCAATTGACAATCTTGCCAGTGATTCCACCCATCCGAACGCTATCACCAATTTCAAACATTCTTTTCTCTCTTTCTTTCTTCTCTATCTCTTATATCGTCATTATACCATGCTCATCTTGAGCTTGCAAGAGAAATCTAGAGATTTTATTGTCAAGAAATTTTGACAAAACTTTTCGTCATTTTCTTTCTCATTGGCATACCATTTGCTAAGTCGTCGTAAAGTCTTATGGGGCAAGTACTTACGTCGAGCGGGGCCCGCCCGCCTTGCCCTAAGTGCTTTAGGGTCAAGGACTTACGTCTAGTAGATCAGATTCATATCGGCCACAACCATACCATCTTCATACTCTAGGCCACTTTCCAGATACCATTCTCCCTTGCGTTGATATACACGCACGGGCGAATACTGGTTGATTCTATCCTTAGTTGTTGCAGTATGCCAACCCCCACTATTGAGGGTAGCACTATTGTCGGGATGAATCTTTACCACATAGGTACTATGCAGCATGATCCCTACGCTACCGTCGGGAAGAATTTCCGCATAGGTATTGTTACCAACCTTGCGAGTATCACGATTAGTCTTACCACGAACCATCTTCACTGCTTCAAAATGTGTCATTTTGTTTACCAGCTTTCGCTGATCATCCCTAGTAATTGTTGAAGAAACTGTAAAATCTCTTTAATATTGTATGTAGCATAATCTACATACCCATCGGGCAGATACCTAGACATATTCTCCTCAGTCGTTTTCATGTAGCATAGAATGGATAGCGTTACCCACTTCATGCACAGTGTAGGTGATAAATGCACAACAGCTAATTAGTGCAGCTAATTGAATATAATCGATCATAGTCAACATGTCAATATCTTTCAAGAGGCGTGAATGAATACTTGTTCGTTTCTCAGTCGGCTATTAATGGTCACGATCCAGTTCTTTCCGCTACCATCCTCACGCATGATACCATTGACAAGTCCCACATGAGCATTACCCTTGGGGTCGAGCACGCAGTGATACTTGCCAGCTCGCATAGCAGAGAAAAGCTTGTCAAGGTTATTCGTTACCGGCTTATAGGCTGTTGCAAACATGTTTTTCCTTTTTCTTTCTTGTTTTTCTATTATAGAGTATCGGCTAGGTTGTTGTCAATACTGTACAAACTATCAGTTGACCGCAAAATCATCCACAACATATCCCATCTCGTCAATCTCGATCCAACCGCCATCATCCATAAAGCCCAGTTCGTCGTCGATTGCGATCTGGTTATATCCGCTCGCACGAACATGGTCGAGAAGATCAGAAGCAAAAGCAACCCGACCAACCAAGGTAGAAAGGCTGGTGTTGTCAAGGAACTCAATCAACTCAGCCACAGTGTTCAGAACGATCAGGTTTTCCATTTTCTTGTCCTCTTGTTGTCTCTTGTTCTTATATCGACATTATACAGAGTATTCTTTAGGTTGCAAGCGAAAAGTTTCCTTACAATTTCGTAAGGTTCGCAGTGCAAATGTCATGCCAATTGCTATAACCTCTTACTACGTAACCACTTACGTCAAATCGGGGCCGCCCGGCAAATTGTAAGTCTTTATAGCATAAGGCTTTACGTCAAGCCTCAATACTCCCCATTATCTTCAATCACTTCCTCTCCGATAACCTCACAGTGTTCACCACAGCTAGGGCAGATACCGTAATCAACTTGGGCGAAAGTCATGTTGCAACCGCAGCAGTCAGAAGTGAAGTAGACGGTAACGACGTTTTCCATGGTTCTTTTCCTTTTCTCTTGTGTTGATTCTATTATACAGTATCGGCTATTCCGTTGTCAATACCTTAGTAGTAAAGAAAATCTTCCAGAATGTTTCCGTCCCGGTCAACGGTGATTCCCTCACCCTCATCACCCATCGGGAAAAACTCTCCAATGTGGAAAGTACCATCGGAAAGCTCGTTGGCCAGAGCCTCAGCGAGCAACTCGCCGCCGATACGAGCAATCCCAACCAAGGTTTCGGGGCTGGTCGAATCAGCACCATAGAGGAAGTTTTCGAGTTCGTTGCGGCTGTTGATGGTGATCATTTTCTTGTCCTCTTGGTTATCGTTCTCTTGTGCTTTCATTATACAGTATTTATCGACACTTTCAAGAGAAATCTTTGGAATTTTTGAAATATAATTTCATGCCAAATAGATATTTTTTTATCTTTATCATAAACCCTTACCACACAATAACTTACATTCAATTCGGCCGAGCATACTCGCTCTAAGTCCTTACCTCGTATAAGGTTAGGGGGTTTTTTCATTTTACAAAGGGCTCGCGATATTTATCAGTAAAGGCCAGGGTGGTACATAAGCAATAAGCGCCCTCATATACAATTAGCCAGTTTATTAGCCACTTATTAATATCTATTTGGAACATAAACTGTCTGAGGCACAGTTAGTACTTCGTATCTTTTAAAAAAACAATGATATCGACGTTCCACCAGTACGTTTTGATAAGTTGTCATAGGAACATACTGAGGAACAGATGGAACCATTGTGACCATCGGAACATAATAGTAGTAATATGGCACTATTTGAATTATTGGAGCTGGTTGATTAACTATTGGAGCCCGATAAACACTTGGCCCCCATCCCTCATCTCCGTAAACACCCCCGTTCAACCCTGCAACAATCAAAAACGCTCCTATTAATATCTTTTTCATAAATTCCCTCGATGTTAAAATTAATTGACCAGTTTTCCGCCAACAGAGTTATCGACATTGACCATCATGTAACTTCAATAAATACAAAAAGGCCAGCATTTCTGCCAGCCTAATTGTTTATTAAATTAGAAAAACTAAATCAAGTAGAAGATTCTGGAACATTAGTTACAGTCTTATTTTTTGATGGTCGTCCACGAGGCTTGCTTAGCTTTAGCTTTCTTCGTTGGCGTCGTATCATTGCGGTACTCACGCTCTGTCCCGTAATTTCACTCAGCTTAACGGCTAAATCTTCGTCACATACCACACTATGATTATTTTTAATATAGTCGATTTCGCTGTCGTTCCACTTCTTGTAAGTAGCCATAAATTCTCCTTTTGGTGTTTATATTGTTGACAACATATCCCAGTATACATACTATAGTATATGGTTGACAACTTTGCGCAAGGAGAAAAAATGAGTAAATCTAACTTAGATTATAGCCTAGTTGATTCTGTTCTAACAGTCAAGGCTTCTGGCCAAATCAATGATAGCGCCATAATGGATCTATTATTACCTCAAGGAAAAAGCATAGCACAACTAATAGATGACCAACAAGAAAAAAACATCGAAAAAACAGTCGAATAAGGTATCAGAAGAAGAATTTTTAATCGTATTGGATAATATCAGTAAAAGATTGGCTCATAAATTCAGATTCGCATATCACGACATAGAGGACATGAAGCAGCAGGCCGCTATATTCGCTATAGAAGGACTAGAAAAATACGATAATAAAAGACCATTAGAAAACTTCTTATGGACTCATGTTAGAAATCGACTATTTAATTATAAGCGAAATAATTATCAGAGGCCCGACAAACCCTGTATAGGTTGTCCTTTTTTTGATAAAAATCTAACCCAATCAACAAATCAATGCTCAAAATTCTCTAATAAAAATGATTGCGACTTATACGCCTCATGGAGCAAACGAAACGAAGCTAAAAAGAATATTATACAACCATCACACATGGAAGATGACAGTTACTATAAGTCTAAGAGTGATTTTAATTTAAACATACAAAATCAAGAACTTATTAAATTTTTAGATGATAATATTGAAACAGAATATAGAGAAAATTATTTAAAACTTAAACATGGCGTAAAAGTACCTAAACAACAACTTAATAAACTCAGAAAACACATAGCATCTATAATGGAGAATAAACAATGGAATCCACAAACATTCCAAGAAAACGAGGACAACTAAGTCTTGATGAAGAAAAATTCATACGAGATAATGTATCCTCATTATCTATTCAAGATATAGCAAATGCTATTAATCGTAATGAGGCCCCAGTTAAAAGATACATAACTGAGAACACCCTATTAATTCCGGAAGAAGAAAAATCTAATGATGCATATCTTAGGCATAAATTATATAGTAAAACTTTTTGGGGAGAAATAAAACGACAATTTGATACAGATACCGGAGAACTACCATATTTTGAAGACACATGGATCTCCCTGATAAAACAATTTAGAGAAGATGTTCTACCTGCAGAAGAACTCCAAATTAAACAGTTTATCACAATAGATATTCTTATTAATCGAAGTATGAAGGAACGCAAACGACATATTGCCGAAACTGAAAAACTACAAAAACAAGTTGATAAAGAATATGATAAGAACGAAAATGACCGAGACATACCTAAATTGGCTAATCTTGAAACACAATTAAGTTTTGCTCGCAACAGCATAGCTAACTATACTAATGAATATACTAAACTATTATCTGAACAACAAAAAATAAGCAAAGACCTAAAGGCCACCAGAGAACAAAGAATTAAAAGAATTGAAGACGGCAAAAGCAGTTGGGTAGGATTAATAAGAATGCTAGAAGATGAAGAATTAAGAGAAAAAGAAGGAAAAGAGATGGAAATACTAAATATGGCCACAGAAAAAGCACGAGCCCAATTAGAAGACTATCATACATACCAAGATCAAACTGTTGACAAACCATTTTTAACCCCGGATAGCGTAGGAGACAATTCATGACTAAAACAGCACTAATTACCGGAGTAACCGGACAAGACGGATCATACTTAGCCGATTTTCTCTTAGAAAAAAACTATAAAGTAGTAGGACTTCACAGAAGAAGCAGCACTAATAATTTTTCACGAATTAAACATTTGTCTAATAATAGCCAGTTTTCCCTAGAAGAGTTTGACCTTACTGATCCCTCTAATATAGCCCTTCTTATTAACAAATATCAACCAGAAGAGTTCTATAATCTAGCAGCCCAGAGCCACGTAGGTACCAGCTTCAAACAGCCATCAACCACTTTTGAAATTAATACTGTTGGAGTTATCAATATTTTAGAATCCATAAGGTCGTTCTCATCTGCAACAAAATTTTATCAAGCTAGCACTAGCGAAATGTTTGGTCGTAATTACAATGTTGACGAAGATGGAAATAGATATCAAGACGAAAAGACGGAATTATTACCTCAGAGTCCATACGGAGTTAGTAAACTAGCTAGTCATCGCATGGTACAGTTATATCGAGAAGGATACGGACTATTTGTTACTAGTGGAATTCTTTTTAATCATGAAAGTCCGCGTCGTGGTGAAAACTTTGTTACGCGAAAAATTACTAAATATATAGGCCAATTAATCAATAACAAGACTAATGAATCTTTGAAACTTGGAAATCTTAATGCTCAAAGAGACTGGGGTCATGCTAAGGATTATATTCGTGCTATGTATTTGATGCTACAGCAGGACAAGCCTGATGATTTTGTTATTTGTACGGGCCAAACATGGACAGTTTTAGATTTTGTTAAAGCTTCTTTTGAGTATGCTAATCTAGACTATACAAAATATGTTGAAATTGATTCTTCTCTTTATCGTCCAGCAGAAGTAGATTATTTAAGAGGCAATAATGATAAAGCAAGAAAAATATTAAAGTGGATTCCAATGATCTCTTTTGAAGACTTAGTTAAAGACATGGTTGATAACGATTTGAAAGCTTTCTCTTATGCGTAGAAATTATGATGATCCAGTATATAAAGCTTGGAGATTAAAAGTTTATCAAAGAGACCAATTTAAGTGTCAGTGGCCAGGTTGCTATGCATCTAAAAAACAATTAAATGCACATCATATTAAACGATGGTCAGACTGTCCCGGATTAAGATATGAAATTAATAATGGAATAACTTTATGTAAGAATCATCATAAAATGATACAGGGTATGGAGACCTATTATGAGGCTTCATTTTTTAAAATAGTGTCTAGTAAAAAAGAAAAAGAAAAAGATGAATAATCCAGATTTTACCATTATAGTAGATACTAGAGAGCAACAACCATGGTCATTTGATCATTATATTAAAGCAAATATCAAATTAGATGCTGGCGACTATAGTATTCAGGGATTACAGCATTTACTGGGCATTGAACGGAAAAAGAGTGTTAATGAGATAGCCAATAATATCACCGAACCTCGATTCAAGGATGCTATATCAAGATTGGCCCAACTTAAATATTCATTTTTATTATTAGAATTTGACATAGAAGATATTCTAAATTATCCAATAGGATCCAGCTTGCCGAAGAAACTTTGGGATAAAGTAAAAATTAGTCCAGCTTTTTTAATGAAGCATGTGCTCGACTGGCAACTAGCACATAATATTAATGTGATTTTTTGTGGAAGTAGCTCATCAGCTGAAAGAACAGCAGAAATGATTCTTAAAAAAATCTACTATATAGAACAGGATAACATCAAATATGAAACTGAATAGTATTATAATTATCAATCCTCCTCCCGTTTTAGATCATAATAATAGATTACTAAATCCTCCTCCTTTAGTGATGTCAGAATTAAACGTTGTTTATCATGATAATCCAACAACCAAAACCGTTACAGCAACTATACAGAATATTCCAGGACAAATTGTTCTTCTAAAAGACAAAGAATATGAAGAAGCAGGAGACTATACTCAATCTTTTATAGAAGATAAACTAAGAGAACAACTAGGAACAGATCCGGCAAATAAACTAAGAAACATGTTTCCAAAAACACTAGAAGAACATCCTAATGGACCTGGAACCATTTTGTCTGGAATGATTAGCTCTCTAGGAATAAAGAGTACTCCTAATTGCTCTTGTAGACAACATGCTATTGAGATGAATGAGAAAGGCCCGGATTGGTGTGAGCAAAATTTAGGTCAGATACTAGGCTGGCTTAAAGAAGAAAGCACTAAACGAGGTATGCCATTTATTGAGACCATAGCCAAAATAATGGTTATGAAAGCCATTAAAAAATCTCGTAGACTTTTAGAAAAAGAGAAACCTAATGCTATTTAAAGATCATATTGCTTTTGATAGCGCATGGTTAGGACTAGGAGATCTTAGTAAGCTTACTATAGATCAAAACTTAATGATCAATAGATCAGAAAAGGATATAGAAGTACCGGATTTACATTTATTAAGAATACTAAGGAATCCCAAATATATTGGTTCAACATGCAAGTTGCTATTTAATATAGAACTACATCCTATTCAAGTAGCTATTATACAAGAATTTTGGATAAGAGCATTTCCAATGTATATTGCTAGTCGTGGTTGGGGTAAAAGTTTTTTGTTGGCTTTATACTGTATCTTAAGATGTACTTTTTATCCAGGTACTAAGATTGTTGTTGTGGGCGCTGCTTTTCGACAAAGTAAAATTATCTTTGAGTATATGGAAACTATCTGGCGTAGTAGTCCTATTTTACGGAGTATTTTTAATGGAAATGATGATGGCCCCAGAAGAGACGTTGACCGATGCACTATTCGTCTAGGAGATAGCTGGACTATTGCTATTCCTATGGGCGACGGTAGTAAGATTAGAGGTTTAAGAGCACATATAATTATTGCAGACGAATTTGCCTCTATATCTCCAGATATTTATGAGACCGTAGTTTCTGGATTCGCTGCTGTTAGCGCTAGTCCTATTCAAAATGTGAAAGAAGAAGCAAAAAAGAAAGCTATGAAAGAAGCTGGACTATGGAATGATGAATTAGAAGTACTCAGCACAAAAATGGGTAATCAAGCAATTATCTCAGGAACAGCAGATTATGACTTTAAGCACTTTGCTAGTTATTGGAAAAGATATAAAAGCATTATTGAGAGCAAAGGAGAAAATCAAAAACTAGAAGAAATTTTTCATGGTGAAGTACCTCCTAATTTCAACTGGAGAGACTATAGTATTATTCGAATTCCCTATGAGTTGATACCAAAAGGCTTCATGGATGATAAACAGGTATCACGAGCCAAAGCTACTATTCATACCGGTATCTATAATATGGAGTATGCCGCCTGTTTCGTTAAAGATAGCCAGGGATTTTTTAGACGAAGTCTGATTGAAAGCTGTGTTGCCAGATCTCAGAATCCTATTCTAGTAAATAACAAACCTGTCATCTTTGATGCTGTTACTCAAGGAAATCCTAATCTCAAGTACATATACGGAATTGATCCAGCATCCGAACAAGATAATTTTAGTATTGTCATTTTAGAATTACATCCAGATCATACCAGAGTAGTCTACTGTTGGACAACAAATAGAAATAATTTTAAAGACAGACAAAAAACAGGTCTTGTTAATGAATATGATTTTTATGGATTTTGTGCTAGAAAAATTCGTAATCTTATGAAATATTTTCCTCCAACAAGAATAGGTATGGATGCTCAGGGAGGAGGAGTAGCTATCGAAGAAGCTCTTCATGATCCATCGAAGCTAGAAGAAGGAGAAAATTTAATTTGGCCAGTTATAGATATGGATAAAACTAAAGATACGGACAGCCAAGCAGGATTGCATATTTTAGAATTGGTTCAGTTCGCCAAAGCAGACTGGACTAGTCAAGCTAATCATGGACTCAGAAAAGATCTAGAAGATAAAATGCTTTTATTTCCTCAATTTGATAACTTAACTTTAGGCTTGGCTTTAGACAAAGAAGGAAAAGATATTTTAGACACAGATCTCTCTCCATTATATGATAGTGTTAGTGAGTGTATTTTAGAGATAGAAGAACTCAAAAATGAATTGACAACTATTATTATGAGCCAAACTAGTACCGGTCCTAATGCTAGAGATCGATGGGATACTCCTGAAGTTAAAACTAATAATGGTAAAAAAGGAAGATTACGAAAAGACCGATATAGTTCATTAATAATAGCCAATATGTTAGCAAGACAAATTAATAGAGTACTACAACCAATTCCATATGATATTGTGGGTTTGAATGCTAAGGATGGAGTTGATAATAAAGGAGCAATGTATAAAGGACCAGAATGGTTTACTTCATCAGCAAATGATGATATTTATACTAGTATTAAAAAATAAATAGTGTATTAGTCAGGTAATTGAATTACATTTCCATTATAATTAGAATACAATTATGGCCAAAAAAAAATATAACAGCTCTAAAGAACTAGAAGACACAAATCATGTTCCTTCTGAGGCTTATGTTACTTGGGGAGATGATTTAGCCAGTAAACAAGAAGCTCTTAAGAAAGCGGATTCTTTAGATGAGTTTGTCGGTATACAAAAAGCTGAAGCCGCTGGAAGAAGATACAGTTTAGACTATTCTAATTTAGATAGTAATACATCTGGTAGACCAGGATTAACCAGATCAGATTATGACTTCTTTAGGCCAGATGAAGCAGTACCTCGTCGTAATATTAAGTTAATCCTGAGAAGAGCAGAAGATATTTATCAAAAAGTAGGTCTAGTAAAAAATGTTATAGACCTGATGGGAGATTTTGCAGTTCAGGGTATAAAATTATCTCACAAAAATAAACGTATTGAAAAATTCTATAGACAATGGTTCAAAAAAGTACAAGGTAAAGATCGTAGTGAAAGATTTCTTAACAATCTATATAAAGTAGGTAATATAGTTATTAATAGACAAACAGCTAAGCTCAATACTAAAATGAGCGATAAACTATACAAAACTATTGCAGCTCCTGATTTTGATCCATCAGATTTAGAAGAGACTAAATTTGAGAGAAAAGAAATTCCTTGGAAATATACTTTTATAGATCCTGTATTCGTTGATGTGGCAGGCGGTTCTTTAGCTGCTTTCGTGTCATTAAAAAGATACGAATTAACACTTCCAGCAGATCTAAGAAGAATTATTAATGCTCCAAAAACACCAGCAGAAAAACAAATTATTGAAAGTTTACCTCCTCAGATTATTGAAGCAGCTAAGAGTAAGGCTGCCTATAGTTTGGACTCAAATAAACTTTGTGTATTCCATTACAAAAAAGATGATTGGCAGCCGTGGGCATATCCCATGATGTACGCCATAATGGATGATATTACAGTTGTAGAAAAACTAAAATTAGCAGATATGTCAGCTTTGGATGGTGCAATATCTAATATTCGTATTTTCAAATTAGGTAGCTTAGAACACAAAATAGCGCCAACAAAAGCAGCAACAGCAAAACTAGCACAAATATTAGGTAATAATGTTGGTGGTGGTACTATGGATCTTATTTGGGGTCCGGATATTGAGTTGATTGAATCTAAAACTACTGTTCATCAATTTCTCGGAGAAGGAAAGTATGTTCCTCATCTAAATGCTATTTATGCCGGATTAGGAATACCTCCAACTCTTACTGGAACCTTTGGTGCTGCTGGAACCACTAATAACTTTATTAGTCTCAAAACATTAACACAAAGATTACAATACGGTAGAGATATACTAGTATCTTTTTGGGAGAAAGAAATAGAGCTAGTACAAAAAGCAATGGGCTTTAGGTATCCAGCAACAATAGAATTTGATAAAATGGACCTTAGTAATGAAGATGCTGAAAAAGCATTACTTATTCAATTAGCTGATCGAAATATTATTAGTGATGAGTTATTACAAAGCGTTTTTGGTTTTGATCCAGATATGGAGAAGTCCAGACTCAATAAAGAGTCGAAAGATAGACAGGCAGAAAGAATGGTTAAAAAAGCAGGACCATGGTATGATCCCCAAGTCGAAAATGCTCTTAAGAAAATTGCGCTTCAAGGAGGCACTGTCACTCCAAGTCAAGTTGGTCTTGATCTAGAAAAAAAGAAAACTGGAGAAAAAACAGCACTTGAACTTAAAGTTCCATCTGGCCCTTCTTTGCAACCAACGAAGTTGGCTAACGCTCCGTCTTCGGATGCGTTGCCAAAAGAACCCGGTGAAGGAAGACCCAAAATGTCCAAGGATTCAGCACCACGAAAAACTAAAAAGTTCACCCCACAAACAGGCGCTAAGTTAACACTATGGGCAAATTCAGCTCAAGATAAAATTAGTAATATTATCAATCCAGTTCTGTTGGAGTTTTACGGTAAAAAAAATCTCAGAGGCCTATCCAATACGGAGGCCAAAGAATTAGAGCAAATCAAAACCAACATACTGCTAAATATTGATCCTCTATCTTCTACGGATGAAGATAAGATTATGGCCTCTTTTGAAAAATCTTTAAATTCAACATCACAACTAGTCCACTACCAACATTGGCTTAAAAATCTTCAATCAGAATTAGGTCGAGAGCTATCTGTTGAAGAAAATAAGCAAGCAAAGGCATCTTATTATTTAATGGTGTATTCAGATATAGACCAAATAGGAGAATAATATGATTATTTTTGAGCAAGAAAAACTAGACGGCTTAGAACCCAAACTATCAACATCTGCATCAATAGTCTATGCTTCTATAGTTGAGCCACTTAATCACAATCAACATTCTGTCAATTATAATATTCCAGAAACAACTATTGCTTCTATCAATGATAGTGACTTATATTATATTCAATGCATTTTAGTAACATCTTCTTGGAACAAAAATGATGATATCTTTGATAAAGAGGAAGTTTGGGCAGCTAAGAATACGCCAGAGGATAAACCAACAAATCTTGAGCATGATGAAAACATTATTGTTGGTCACATAACATCTAACTGGCCAATTACAGAAGATGGAAAAACTATCGATCCTAATATCAGTATCTCTGATCTGCCAGAAAAATTTCATATTTTAACAGGCTCAGTGATCTACAAGGGCTTTAGTGATAATGCTCTCAGAGATAGATCTGAAAAATTAATTGCAGAAATTCAGAATGGTACAAAATATGTTAGTATGGAGTGCTTTTTTAAAGGTTTTGATTATGGTATCTTAAATAAAACAACTGGTTCATATAAAATATTAAATAGAA